ATGCTGGAACAAATGGGCATTGCCGCGAAGCAAGCCTCGTATAAATTAGCGCAACTCTCCAGCCGCGAAAAAAATCGCGTGCTGGAAAAAATCGCCGATGAACTGGAAGCACAAAGCGAAATCATCCTCAACGCTAACGCCCAGGATGTTGCTGACGCGCGAGCCAATGGCCTTAGCGAAGCGATGCTTGACCGTCTGGCACTGACGCCCGCACGGCTGAAAGGCATTGCCGACGATGTACGTCAGGTGTGCAACCTCGCCGATCCGGTGGGGCAGGTAATCGATGGCGGCGTACTGGACAGCGGCCTGCGTCTTGAGCGTCGTCGCGTACCGCTGGGGGTTATTGGCGTGATTTATGAAGCGCGCCCGAACGTGACGGTTGATGTCGCTTCGCTGTGCCTGAAAACCGGTAATGCGGTGATCCTGCGCGGTGGCAAAGAAACGTGTCGCACTAACGCTGCAACGGTGGCGGTGATTCAGGACGCCCTGAAATCCTGCGGCTTACCGGCGGGTGCCGTGCAGGCGATTGATAATCCTGACCGTGCGCTGGTCAGTGAAATGCTGCGTATGGATAAATACATCGACATGCTGATCCCGCGTGGTGGCGCTGGTTTGCATAAACTGTGCCGTGAACAGTCGACAATCCCGGTGATCACAGGTGGTATAGGCGTATGCCATATTTACGTTGATGAAAGTGTAGAGATCGCTGAAGCATTAAAAGTGATCGTCAACGCGAAAACTCAGCGTCCGAGCACATGTAATACGGTTGAAACGTTGCTGGTGAATAAAAACATCGCCGATAGCTTCCTGCCCGCATTAAGCAAACAAATGGCGGAAAGCGGCGTGACATTACACGCAGATGCAGCTGCACTGGCGCAGTTGCAGGCAGGCCCTGCGAAGGTGGTTGCTGTTAAAGCCGAAGAGTATGACGATGAGTTTCTGTCATTAGATTTGAACGTCAAAATCGTCAGCGATCTTGACGATGCCATCGCCCATATTCGTGAACACGGCACACAACACTCCGATGCGATCCTGACCCGCGATATGCGCAACGCCCAGCGTTTTGTTAACGAAGTGGATTCGTCCGCTGTTTACGTTAACGCCTCTACGCGTTTTACCGACGGCGGCCAGTTTGGTCTGGGTGCGGAAGTGGCGGTAAGCACACAAAAACTCCACGCGCGTGGCCCAATGGGGCTGGAAGCACTGACCACTTACAAGTGGATCGGCATTGGTGATTACACCATTCGTGCGTAAATAAAACCGGGTGATGCAAAAGTAGCCATTTGATTCACAAGGCCATTGACGCATCGCCCGGTTAGTTTTAACCTTGTCCACCGTGATTCACGTTCGTGAACATGTCCTTTCAGGGCCGATATAGCTCAGTTGGTAGAGCAGCGCATTCGTAATGCGAAGGTCGTAGGTTCGACTCCTATTATCGGCACCATTTAAATCAATAAGTTACACATCATTAGTACCTTCCTTATTTTTTGACTGGGACGAATTTGGGACCGATGGGTTCAGGATCGAGTCTATTTGCCGTGCGTGTTCGGTAAGGTGATTAGGTGCAAGGTGAGCATATCGACGAACCATTTCGATAGACTCCCAGCCTCCCATTTCCTGTAACACTGACAACGGGACTCCGGCTTGAACCAGCCAACTTGCCCAGGTGTGTCTCAAGTCGTGAAATCTGAAATCATCAATACCAGCCCGTCTCAGCGCCGCTTTCCAGGCTGTGTTTGCGTCATACCGCATCTTCCTTACTGTTGGCGCTTTCGTTCCGTCTGGTTTGGTACAGCTTTCCTTGTACACAAATACCCAACGGTGATGATTCCCGATTTGTTTTTTCAAAACGCGACATGCAGTATCATTCAGCGCAACGCCAATTGCGCGGTTTGATTTACTCTCTTCCGGGTTTATCCATGCCACCCGGCGCTGCATGTCTATTTGTTGCCATTTAAGGTTGATGATGTTCGAGCGTCTTAAGCCTGTTGCCAGTGCAAATTCAACAACAGACTTTAATGGCTCCGGACATTCATCAATCAGCCTTTGTGCTTCATGGGGCTCCAGCCAGCGGATCCGTTTATTCTTTGGTTGAGGCACTTTAATAATTGGTGCCTTATCCAGCATTTTCCATTCACGCTCTGCGGCTCTTAGTAGGGCCTTTATAAATGAAAGATGCGTAGCCTTCGTTGCAACGGACGCTGGTTTTGGCGTGTATTCTGGAACAGGTTTCCCTTTTTTTCTGCATGCTTCTGCCCTGAGTCTCCAGTTTTCCTCATGACGCCGGTTCGTCATTTTCTGCATTGCTGAATAAATTTTTGATTCAGTAATGTCTCTTAGTTGCATTCCTGCGAAATGTTGAAGCCAGAATCCGATCCGGCTTTTGTCATCGTCCAGTGATTTTTTATGTGCTTTCTCTTCAAGCCACCTGACACACGCTTCCTCGAACGTTATATCAGGTATTTCACCAAGTTTGCTGACCCGCCATGCTTCAGCCTTTAGCTTGTCATGGAGTTCTGTCGCCTGCCTTTTGTCCTTTGTTCCAAGAGACTGTTTAAATCTTTTACCGTTCGGCAATGTGAAACTGGCGTACCATATTTCACCTCTGCGGAAGAGTGACATTTTCTTTCCTCTGTTATGCCATCACCCGCGCTCACCTGGACAGTATGCAGCGGAGACTGAAGAGCCGCAATGCAGGCTTGTCGTGTTGTGAGGTAAGGAGATTTATTCTTAGTGGGATCTTTGCGTGTTGCCTGAAGACGCCCTGTGCGTATCCAGTTAATGGCAGTCGGTCTGGATATCTTGAGAAAATGACAGGCCTCATCGAGTGTGAGGCTGTATGGCTCCATTATTTCACCTCTTGCTGTGACATTGTTGAAAAATGGATACCAGCTCGTTGCTGCCAGACGATCCAACCGAGAGTCATATCCCATGCCATGTATTCGTTATCGCCGTTTTTTGCTCTCCGACGATCTACTAAGTCACCGAAACGCTTTTCCATGAATAATTCATAAGCTTCGCGTTCATCTGGTTCTACTTCCAGAGATAGGAGTGCGATTTCATAAGCACGGCGCTCAATATCGTCTCGCACGTCAAGGCTGCTGATACGCTCTTTAATTTCTTTAATCAGTTCTTTGTCGGTAAAAGTGGTCATTATGCTCCAGCCTCCGGTGCTTTTGGCATTACTGCCCAGTGAGTGATATTGACGTTTTCAAGGTCCCCGACCTGAAATGTCCACTGCCATTCTCCGGTTTCTTTTTGTCCCCAGGTGTACCAGAGAGAACGCCAGCCAATTAGCCAGCCTTCTCCGTTAGCATCGAATAACAAAACACTTTCATTTGCTGGTGGCAGTTCAGTTGACACTGGTATTACTTTGTTTTCCTGTGCTGCACATTTAGCTTCAAGCGCATCGAATTTACGCACCAGGTATTCAGCATCTGTTTCATTTACTTTCAGATCTCGCGGTACACATCTCCCACGAAGAAACCCTTCCATTTCGAAAACATTCATGCGCATTTGCGTAACTCCGATAACTCGTTAAAGCGTTCCATAAACATCCCGTAGGCATGGCCCGGTGCCAGTGGAATCACGTTGAACATCTCTGTTGCCGGGATACCTTCCAGTACAGGCCAGAAAGAGCCATCATCAAGCCCGAGATCGCGGCGTTCGGTTGCCAGCATGATGAGATCGGCATATTTCACGGGCGTACTCATAACTGGGGGTAACCCGTATTTCTCACGGATTACGGCGTCTATTTTTTCTTCCATTTGTTTATAGTCAGGAAGAAGGCGTTTCAGTGGTGCGGGAATGTCCTGGCAATACGCTTCTGTTGCATCATGCATTAACGCTTCAAAAGCAAATTCCTGCGGCACCAGCTGGCTGCAAAGAACCGCATGTTGGGCGACGCTGTAGAAGTGCGAAAGATGACCGGCAAAGCGACAGATATTTGAAAGGGAAACCGCGATATCGTTAATATCGATGTCGTCTTTATTTATCCTGTCATAATAAAAATGCTTCCCGGAAAAAGTTTTAATAAATGACATTTTGTTCTCCACGTATATGCGCTGCACCGCGCTGAATTTTGGTTAAAGAAAACCCTCGCCATCAGGCGATTATTGAGTTAATTACGTTTCCATAAATGCCCCCGCAGGGGCATTTGCAGTAATGAAATCAGGCGGTGAAAGTACCAATAAAGGTTTCTACTTTGCTGTCTTTGAATTTTTCAACAAGCAGATCACGAAATTCGTTAGCCATTTCTTCCTGCACTGCTTCCAGCTGAATAATGCGCAGAACCAGTACAGGGCGATCACCAGTGATAATGCTGAGGCGTAATTTAAACGGACGTTCTTTCAGGCCTTCAAACGGAACGCATTTAAACTCAAATGCTACTGGCATAATGTCTTTGGTTTTCGCTTCGACAGACTCCATCAGAGAGCGTTTGCCGCTGAAGTCATTGTCTTCAAAATCAGCGGTCTGGTTTGCTTCAATCGTGATTTTACGGACCGCCGCAGCCGCTTTTGTTGCCTGAATGGCGTCACCATTAGCATCAAAGCCCACAAGGTAGTCGGCCCAGTCTTCAATCCATTCTGCCAGTGACTTCTGGGAGTTACGCTCGCCGTTAACAGACAACAGGGCAGAGAACGGTGCTGTCTTTTTCAGTTTGAGAGTGGCGGTGTTATCTGCGTGACCTGGTTCATCAATAGTACCCAGGTTAAGCACACTGACGGCTCGCATATTATCAGCATCGATAAAGCAGCGGGTGCCTTCATCTGCAAGATCTTTAGAATAACGGGTAAAGTCATCGATGCTGGCAGTGGAAAGCGCACCACGGAAACGGAAGCGATTTAAATTAAATTTTTCCAGATCATGAATGCGGAAATTCTCAGGCAATGCCACAGCATCGGCACCAATCTTACTGATAATTTCATTAACACCCTGAGCAGAAATAAGGGCATGGATTTGATTAATTGCGGTTGCGTCTAAGTTCTGAGACATAATAAGTCCTCACTATATAAAGATATTCAGTGATGAGATAAATAATCAGTTTATTAAAAACGATATTAACGACCTGCTGCGCGGAGTTTTCCGTCAGGTTCACCGGCAAGAGTCAGTAATTGTCCCTGGTCTTCCTGCAGAATAGTCAGGCGACCACCGCGATTGACATACATCGGCGTTTCGGTGGTGTCTTCTTCGGAAATTTTCCCGCGGTTAGTCGGGCGAACATATGAGAGTTTGTGTTTGATTTTTACACGGTTCTCATCAAACGGTTCGATTTCCAGGTTGAGCGAGACCTTACCTTTGGTTTTCGTGTTCATCACACCGGAAGCGACTTCACTGAGAACTGCGCCGATTTTGGTTTCAAATACGCCGCCGTCCAGCTCCCCGATAAATGCCTGCACATCAGTACTGCGTTCGCTAGCCATTTTGCTGCTCCCCATCATATCGACCCTGCAGGGTCGGTTGGTTTCTCCACAAAACAGAGAAGAACACCTGCGGTGGCAGCCGCCCGGATGGATTGGGTTATGAGCCCGTCGTCCGGTGATGCTCTTCTCTGTTTTGTAAAAAGGACGGTACCAGCCGGAAGCAAGGGTACAAGCTGATACCGCCAGGACTACACACAGCATAAAGTTGTGGTGCCGGGTGCCTCCCGGTGCCTGGCGAAGGTTGCACACCAGGCGGGTGGGTATCCACAGAAGGTCGACTGTCAGCCTCAACCTTAACCCGCGTGCGCTGAGCCGCATTCACCACAACGCTAAGGATTCTCTCTGGTTGAAAATACTTAGCTGTTATGTGCCTGCTTTTAGCCACATCAGGCGAGGTGGACCTAGTTATTCCCCAACAACAAGGATTTGGTTAATCTGGATATCCCCAACAACTAGCTGAGTATTCAACGTGATAGCTGAACTGTCTGCGGCTATGGCCGCTATAAAGGAGACTGCCGGTCTTGCTAAGGTTATTAATGACGCGAAAACAGATGCAGAAGTTAAAGCTGCAACCATTGAACTCCAGAACAAACTAATCACGCTTCAGGCAGAATGCTTCTCTCTTGGCGATGCGATCCGCCTTCGTGATGAAGAGGTGATGCATCTCAAAGCAAAAATTGCAGAGTTTGAAGATTTTTGTGCCAAGGTAGAAGGATATGTCCTTGATCAGCTTGACTCTGGTGCTTTTGTTTACTCTAAAAATGAAATTGTGAGTGGAAAAGAAATAACTGTGCATCTGTGCCCACTTTGTTATTCCAAAAATATAAAATCGATACTTCATCCGCTTCCAGTAGGTAAAACTTCTCATTTTCTTACAAGCCGTTGCCTTCACTGTGAAAATAAATTTCTTATGGAAAAAAATCCGATGTACGAACGACCAAGATCATTACGTGAGTTGGGGCGAGATCTGAATTCGCCTTGGATTCCTTAAATCTTGCATTGGTTGGATGATACCCAGATTGTTAAAGAGCTAAGCGTCCTGTAGGGCGCTTTTTTGTTGCTAACGAATCATCCTGGACTTCATATGCCCCAGGCGGCTACTTCGTGGGCGTCCTGCCTGTTCGTTTTTGACATTTACTGACTGCTTACGACACATGCACCGTGTTGCAACCAGATTTTGTTGTAATCCTGTAGTTGGTCTGGAACAAAAGATAAAATTAAATTGCGAGATATGCAAGTGATACTTGCGAGATATGCAAATTTATAGGTAATAAAAAGCCACCTTTCGGTGGCCGATGGATGGGATATTGAGGTTAATTATGTCTCTTAAGGGTTTGCGACTGACTGATTAAGACCTTTCCAAAGACCATGAATCGGTGTTCGTTTTCGCTAGTAATTCCCCATTCACGGTAAATCTGGTTATCAGAAATCACCAGCAGTTTGTCAGGAATCATTTGAAGTCTTTTAACGTATATTTTGTCATCAAAACCAAAGACATATATACCATCACCATCAAACTGATTGATGCTGACATCAACGAAGATGAGATCTCCTGGCTCAATGGTTGGACACATACTGTCCCCACGAACGTTGATAACTTTGATGTGATTGGCTGGTCGTCCGCCGAACATTGATACAGCATTATCAGTTCTGTATTCGATGGCATGAATCACATCAATGACATCACCGCCCTGGATAAGGCCATTTCCCGCACTGGCACTGATATCCAGCATTTCAATACGGAACACATCCTTCACCTGCGCAACATCCTCATTATTACTGTTTTTATATACAGTATTACTTTTGTGGGCAGAGGTAAAGAGATCAGCAATATCAACACCTAAGCTCTTGGCAATATTACTCAGTGTTTGTTCGGTAAATTGTTTTTGCTTACCCGTTTCTAAGCGCGAGATGTTCGCCGCATCTACTCCTATCGCTTCAGCGAGATCGGCGATTTTCATGTTCTTCGCTTGGCGAAGTTGTCTGACTCGGTTTCCTATGTTCATGCGTTTATTACATTTCTTTATTGCGTGATAAGCAAATCAACTTGCGCAAAATAATTGCGTGAAATAACATGCATAACGCGCAATATTTGGAGGGCGTATGCAATCACCATTACGAAATGTGCGTAAGGCGCATGGTTTCACTTTGCAGCATGTTGCTGCGGGTGTTCAAGTCAATCCAGCGACGTTGAGTCGTATTGAGAGGCTGGAGCAGATTCCATCTATCGAGCTTGCAGAACGTTTAGCCAATTTTTTTAAGGGTGAAGTCAGCGAAATGCAGATTCTTTATCCGGCACGTTTTCAATCTAGCCAAAACCAGAATGGGTTTAAACCACAGGAACAGGAGGTGAACCGTGGGTAAGCATCACTGGAAAGTAGAAAAACAGCCTGAGTGGTACGTGAAAGCTGTCAGAAAAACTATCGCGGCGTTGCCGGGTGGTTACGCTGAAGCGGCTGACTGGCTCGATGTAACAGAAAACGCTTTATTCAACCGCCTTCGTGCAGATGGCGATCAGATTTTCCCGCTGGGATGGGCAATGGTTTTACAGCGTGCTGGTGGCACTCACTTCATTGCTGATGCTGTGGCGCAGTCTGCAAATGGCGTCTTTGTGTCTCTTCCTGACGTCGAGGATGTGGACAACGCCGATATTAACCAGCGTCTGCTGGAAGTCATTGAACAGATCGGCAGTTATTCAAAACAGATTCGTTCAGCAATCGAAGACGGTGTAGTGGAACCGCATGAGAAGACAGCAATTAACGACGAGCTGTATCTCTCAATTTCGAAGCTGCAGGAGCATGCAGCACTTGTCTACAAAATTTTTTGCATTTCAGAAAGTAATGACGCCCGCGAGTGTGCAGCTCCGGGCGTCGTGGCGTCGATTGCTTCTGGTTGTGGAGAAACTAACGCATGAACAGTTTAACAACACACTACCGTCGCTCGCAACTGATTGCGCTTCCTGTACCGGGTGGAAAAGCGAAGGTGGAATATTGCTATGCAGTGAATGTACCAGGTGACAGGGAAATTGTAACCCACAGCTTTGCAGAGTGGGCTGTGGGTGATTTCAACCGGCAGAAGGAGACAGTCCTTTGCGACAAGTTAACCGCTGGTTCAAAGATCACTACGGAGTGCCCGTCAGAGTCATTCGTTGGGAGCCGGAAACACAACGGGTTATCTACCTCCGCGAAGGTTATGAGCATGAATGCTTCAGTCCGCTCGAACAGTTTCGTCGTAAATTCAGGGAAATAGAGGTCGGTCATGAGCACTAAATTAACCGGCTATGTATGGGATGGTTGCGCTGCATCAGGCATGAAGTTATCCAGCGTGGCAATTATGGCCCGCCTGGCTGATTTCAGTAATGACGAAGGTGTGTGCTGGCCATCAATTGAAACCATTGCCCGTCAGATTGGCGCGGGGATGAGTACCGTCAGAACGGCTATCGCACGGCTGGAAGCAGAAGGCTGGTTAACGCGTAAGGCGCGTCGCCAGGGTAACCGCAATGCGTCGAATGTTTATCAGCTTAACGTTGCGAAGCTTCAGGCAGCGGCATTTTCTCAACTGTCAGATTCTGACCCGTCAAAATCTGACGCATCAAAATCTGACCCGTCAAAATTTGATGCGTCGAAATCTGGCAAAAAAGCGGGTTTTCACCCGTCAGAATCTGGCGGGGATCCGTCAGTAAAATCAAAACATGATCCGTCAGATAAAAAACCTTCTCGTCCGGACGCTTCGCAACCGGACACGCAGACGGCTGAACAGGATTTTTTAACTCGCCATCCTGATGCGGTTGTATTCAGCCCTAAAAAGCGCCAGTGGGGGACGCAGGATGATTTGACCTGCGCACAGTGGCTCTGGAAAAAAATCATCGCCCTGTACGAGCAGGCTGCCGAATGTGACGGCGAGGTGGTTCGTCCCAAAGAACCGAACTGGACAGCCTGGGCAAACGAAATTCGCCTGATGTGTGTACAGGATGGGCGTACTCACAAACAAATCTGCGAGATGTACAGCCGCGTCAGCCGCGATCCGTTCTGGTGCCGTAACGTGCTCAGTCCGTCGAAGCTGCGGGAAAAATGGGATGAGCTTTCCCTGCGCTTATCGCCGTCCGTCAGCACGTACACCGAAAAACGCGAGGACCCGTACTTCAAAGCCAGTTACGACAATGTGGACTACAGCCTGATCCCGGCAGGATTCAGAGGGTGATCATGAGTCTGTTAAATGACGTTCAGAAATTCATTGAAGCCCATCCGGGGTGTACTTCCGGAGACATTGCAGATGCTTTTGCTGGTTACTCACGGCAGCGCGTTCTGCAGTCAGCAAGCAAGTTACGTCAGAGTGGGCGTGTGGCTCACCGTTGTGAAGGGGATACACGCAGACATTTCCCGCGCCTGACTGAGAGAGCGCAGGAGCCGGAACCACAACCAGTTCGTGAAACCAGACCTGTGCGCAATTTCTATGTCGGCACTAACGATCACCGGGTGATTTTGTGCCTGACCCGCCAGGCTGAAGAACTGGAGTCAAGGGGCTTATACCGTCGTGCTGCAACCGTGTGGATGGCGGCATTCCGTGAAAGCCACTCCCAGCCAGAACGAAACAATTTTCTGGCGCGTCGTGAGCGGTGCTTACGGAAAAGCAGCAAGCGCGCTGCATCGGGTGAAGAGTGGTATCTGTCAGGGAATTACGTGGGGGCTTAATGAGTAATAAATATTGTCAGGCGCTGGTGGAACTGCGGAACAAACCAGCCCATGAACTGAAGGAAGTGGGCGATCAGTGGCGCACGCCGGATAACATTTTCTGGGGAATTAACACCCTGTTTGGTCCGTTTGTTCTGGATCTGTTCACTGACGGTGATAACGCCAAATGTGCCGCGTATTACACGGCGGAAGACAACGCGCTGGCGCATGACTGGTCAGAACGTCTTGCGGAGCTTAAAGGTGCTGCCTTTGGTAATCCCCCATACAGCCGCGCCAGTCAGCATGAGGGGCAATACATCACCGGCATGCGTTACATCATGAAACATGCCAGTGCTATGCGTGATAAAGGCGGGCGCTATGTTTTCCTGATCAAAGCTGCCACCAGCGAAGTTTGGTGGCCGGAAGATGCAGACCATATTGCTTTTATTCGCGGGCGTATTGGTTTTGAACTGCCTGCCTGGTTTATCCCGAAGGATGAGAAGCAGGTGCCGACAGGAGCGTTCTTCGCTGGTGCTATTGCTGTTTTCGACAAGACCTGGAAGGGACCGGCAATCAGCTACATCGGGCGCGATGAACTTGAGGCATGTGGTGAGGCGTTTCTGGCGCAGGTTCGCCAGCAGGCGGAAAAACTGGTCAGGAAGATGGCGGCATGACGACGTTAACTCAATGCCAGCAGCAGGTGCTGGATATGCTGATTTCTTATCAGAAAGAACGTGGCTTTCCGCCAACCAATCAGGAGGTGGCAACCATGCTGGGATACCGTTCGGTGAATGCAGCGGTGGAGCATCTTCGCGCACTGGAGAAAAAAGGCGTCATCACGATAAAGCGTGGCGTGGCCCGGGGTATCACGCTTCATACCACAGTGAAGGACGACGACAGCGAGGCCGCCGGGATTATCCGCGCACTGCTTGCCGGTGAGGAAAACGCCAGACTGCGTGCAGCCCACTGGTTACATGAGAGGGGCCTGAAAGTATGAAGCTGATCCTGCCTTTCCCGCCCAGCGTGAACACGTACTGGCGACACCCCAACAAAGGGGCGTTTGCAGGTAAGAGCCTGATAAGCGCGGCGGGGCGCAAATTCCAGAGCGCGGCGTGTGCAGCAATAGTTGAGCAGTTACGTCGTCTGCCAAAACCAACGTCGGCACCTGCTTCAGTGGAGATCGTGTTGTTTCCTCCGGATAACCGGATCCGCGATCTGGACAACTATAACAAGGCGCTGTTTGACGCCCTGACCCACGCGGGTGTGTGGGAAGACGACAGTCAGATGAAAAGAATGCTGGTGGAGTGGGGACCGGTTATCCCGGAAGGGAAGGTCGAGATCACTATCAGTAAGTACGAGAAAACGGCGGGTGCAGCCGCCTGATTAAGAGGAGAAACGAAGTATGAATAATCTGATGGTTATTGATGGTATTGAAGTTCGTCGTGATGCTTATGGGCGTTACAGCCTGAACGATCTGCATCGCGCAGCAGTAGCATCTGGTGCCAATGCCAGAACCAAGGAGCCAGGAAAGTTTCTTTCCAGTCAACAAACTGTTGAACTTGTTCATGAATTGACCAACACCCAGAATTTGGGTGTTGATCCGGTGAGTGTGATTCATGGGGGAAATGAACGGGGAACTTATGTCTGCAAGGAACTGGTGTATGCCTATGCAATGTGGATCAGCCCGTCATTCCATCTGAAGGTGATCCGTACTTTCGATATGGTAACCAGCACACCGGAAAAATTATCCGGGCAGGCTGCTGACAAGATGCAGGCTGGCGTGATTCTGCTGGACTTTATGCGCCGGGAGTTAAACCTGTCTAACTCTTCAGTGCTTGGTGCCTGTCAGAAACTCCAGGAGGCTGTTGGCTTACCGAATTTGGCACCGCGCTATGCCATTGATGCTCCTGCTGACGCGCCTGATGGCTCAAGCCGCCCCACGCTGTCACTGAGTGCACTGCTGAAGCAGTATGGTATCCGCCTGACAGCTAATCAGGCATATCACCAGATGGCGAAGCTGGGGATCGTTGAACAACGTGAACGATACAGCCGCACTGCGATTAACAACATCAAAAAATTCTGGTCGCTGACGGCGAAAGGCTGCATGTTCGGCAAGAACATCACCAGTCCTGCAAATCCGCGCGAGACGCAGCCGCACTTCTTCGAATCCCGATTCCCTGAGCTGTTAAAGCTGCTCGATACCGTTCATTGAGGTGACCGTGAGAGCACTACTGACCCCTGAAATTGCCCCGCGTATGGGGATCGTATTGTTCAGACCAGGTTCAGAGCTGATGCCCCTGTTTATGCAGGGGCGTGTCCTGCTGGAGCCTGAGCCGGAACGTTATTCATCTTTCGCCAGTGGTGCCGTTCCGGCGGCATCACAACCGCTGGCGGATGATCCTGCCGTTCGGGCCGTGTTCCGCAATGAGGCAGTGATCCGTCGTGCTGGTGGAGTGGAATGTCTTGAAAGCTGGTTACTTCGTGAAAAAGGCTGCCAGTGGCCTCATTCCGACTGGCACAGCGAGAACATGACCACAATGCGACACGCGCCGGGCGCAATCCGTCTGTGCTGGCACTGCGATAACCAGCTGCGCGATCAGTTCACGGAACGGCTGGAATCAATGGCAACGGATAACTGTGCCCGCTGGGTGTTGTCTGTTGTGCGTCGGGATCTCGGTTTTGATGACAGTCACGTTGTGACAATGCCGGAACTGTGCTGGTGGCTGATTCGTAATGACCTGGCGGACGCCTTACCGGAAAGTGCAGCCCGTAAGGCACTGAGATTACCGAAGCCTGTTGTGCCGTCTGTCACCCGGGAAAGTGACCTTGTGCCTTCGGTTCCTGCCACCAGCATCATCCAGGATAAGGCGAAAAAGGTGCTGGCGCTGAAAGTGGATCCGGAGTCGCCGGAGTCTTTTATGTTACGCCCAAAACGTCGCCGCTGGGTTAATGAAAAGTACACGCGCTGGGTTAAGACACAGCCGTGTGCATGTTGTGGAAAGCCTGCTGATGATCCCCACCACCTGATAGGTCACGGTCAGGGTGGAATGGGAACAAAAGCGCATGACCTCTTTGTGTTGCCTTTGTGCAGAAAGCATCACGACGAGCTGCATGCGGATACCGTGGCATTTGAAGAGAAGTATGGCTCCCAGCTGGAGCTGATATTTCGTTTTATCGATCGTGCGCTGGCAATAGGTGTACTGGCGTAAGTGGAGAACGAGCATGAACCTTGAAGCCTTACCGAAATATTACTCCCCAAAATCTCCAAAATTGAGCGATGACGCACCGGCGACAGGCTCTGGTGGTTTAACAATTACGGATGTGATGGCTGCGCAGGGGATGGTGCAGTCGAAAGCACCGCTTGGGTTTGCCTTATTCCTGGCAAAAGTTGGTGTTCAGGATCCTCAGTTTGCGATTGAAGGTCTGCTCAATTACGCGATGGCACTGGATAACCCGACATTGAATAAATTGAGTGAAGAAACCCGGCTACAGATTATTCCTTACCTTGTGAATTTTGCCTTTGCTGATTATTCCAGGTCTGCGGCAAGTAAGGCTCGCTGTGAGCATTGTGCTGGTACTGGATTTCATAATGTATTGCGCGAAGTGGTGAAACACTCCAGAAGCGGGGAATCTGTTATCAAGGAAGAGTGGGTGAAGGAACTATGTCAGCATTGTCATGGTAAGGGAGAAGTCAGCACAGCGTGCAGAGGGTGTAAGGGTAAAGGTATTGTCCTGGATGAAAAAAGGACCCGGCTTCATGGCACGCCTGTTTATAAGATTTGTGGGCGTTGCAATGGAAATCGGTTTAGCCGTTTACCAACCACACTGGCGCGGCATCATGTCCAGAAGCTGGTACCAGACCTGACGGATTATCAGTGGTACAAAGGATATGCAGATGTCATTGATAAACTGGTGACAAAGTGCTGGCAGGAAGAAGCATATGCTGAGGCGCAATTAAGAAAAGTGACGAGATAAATGATTTTCGCCGAAGATGGCGACATGATTCTTGCATTTTTCAAAAAAATTGGTTAGGATTCTCCTAACGATGGGCTTTGTGTGTCTACCGTTGATAATCTTCAAGAAACCGCCACCGAGCGGTTTTTTATTGATGTCAATTGTGTTTTTAAGGCTCTCCTTCCTTAAAGTGTGTTGTACAAAAAACTGGCAGCCAGCTACGCTCATTTTGAAAAAGTGACACCCTTCAATGTTTCTTTTGAATGGAATTGCTACCCATAAATCTCTATCAAAAACAGGAGAGCATATATGGTGGAGCGTTGTTCTGTTTGTGAGCAGTCATTAAGTTATTCACGAGAAGTTGAACAAGATGGCGTTGAATATAAATCTTGCCCAAAATGTTCTGCTGATGCCGGAGTGCACGTTTTTTATAAAACAATAGACTTTGGTTATAGGGATATGGGAGACGGAAGGCATATCGTTCAGTCATGGTGTCCGGCTTGTCGTTCTGGTGAAAAACCTTCTATACCACCAGCATTTAAATGTTGTTAACTCAATGAATTATAAAAAGAGGCTGCCTGTGGGCGGCCTTTTTTTGTGCACTACGCAACTTTTGCGACTCAGCGCTATAACCAGCTTCTTTCCCTTCACTCGTTGCACTTCCGATAACCGGAGGTGGGAATTATGAAAATGCATAACGATCCTCATTCCTGGTCTGACTTACTTGAATTGTTACAGAGCTGGTGGCGTGGAGACACACCGCTGGGCGCAGTAATTATGTCGATCGTTATGGCTGGCTTGCGCATTGCCTATTTTGGCGGTGGTGGTGGCTGGAAGCGAAAAACGCTCGAGATTTTGCTCTGCGGCGCTCTGACGCTGACTTTTGCATCCGCTCTTGAGTATATCGGATGGCCTAAATCGCTTTCTGTTGCCATTGGTGGTGGCGTTGGGTTGATCGGTGTCGATGCTATTCGTGGGGCTGCAATGAGAGTAATCGGTAACAAGTTTGGTAGCTCGAAGGAGTAATTTATGCAGGTACTAAATTCCCAGCGTAAAGCTTTCCTGGATATGGTTGCATGGTCAGAAGGAACGGATAACGGGCGACAACCGACACGTAACCACGGTTATGATGTTATTGTCGGTGGTGAACTGTTTACTGATTACTCCGATCACCCTCGCAAACTTGTCACGCTAAACCCAAAACTCAAATCAACAGCAGCCGGACGTTACCAGCTTCTTTCCCGTTGGTGGGATGCCTATCGTAAGCAGCTTGGCCTGAAAGACTTCTCTCCGAAAAGCCAGGACGCTGTGGCATTGCAACAGATTAAAGAGCGTGGCGCTTTACCGATGATTGACCGCGGTGATATTCGTCAGGCAATCGACCGTTGCAGCAATATCTGGGCTTCATTGCCGGGCGCTGGTTATGAAGTGGTTTACTGA